CCGATGCGGCTGTGGAGGTGGGTACGTCGCCCGCCGCCAAGGAGAAGGAAAGTAGTGAGTCGAGGATCATGTTAGCTCCTTAGGTCACTTGGGCTTCGTTGTTGAGGATAGCATCGCAGGTTCGGACCGGGATGCCGCGGAAGGTGGTAACGACCTTGCCTTGGAATTCCTCAAGCCGCAGCAAGACGTTGGTCTTGTTCATGGCTTGGAGGTCAAGGTAGGTCCGGACGACGCGGTTGCAGTACATCACCACGCGGCCCATGTTGGCCCGTACCTCAGGGGTGTCCGAGGTCTGGATCGCGGTTGCGCCAGCGGGGGCAGTCGGCAGGCGGTACAGGCCGCGAACGATCAGGTTGATCAGGTTCGCTGCGCTGACGCCGGTCAACTGAGCCACGTCGATGTTGGCGATGCGGGCGGTATAGCGCCAGTCGCGCATGACGAGGCCAATCTCCCACTTGAAGTGGTCGCGATAGGCTTGGTAGGTGTTGGACGATGCGTCGGTCACGGGCCACTCGCCCATGTCGCGGTGCTGGAGCCCAGTGATCTTGCCCTTGGGGAAGGTGCCGTGGGTGGTGTCAGAGCCCCAAGTTGTGATCCAGAGGGAGGTGTTGGTCGAGGCCGTACCGCCACCGTCTAGGACGTTGTTGGCGGTCTGGGAACTGGCGACGGTCTTGGTGGAGTATCGGGGCGCAAAGCCAGTAAAGCGCTCGGGATTGGTATGCTGGTTGCCGTAGATGATGGTGGTGGCGACCTGTTGGGACATACCTTCCAGAAAAGCCTTAACCTCCGACAGTCGGAACTCTGCCGTATTCCCGTTGAGGTCAGCGATGTCCTTGTCGATAACGGCATAGGTCTCGAGGTTGCCGCAAGTATCAACAATTTGCGCGGTCGTGGACTTTGCATTGGGAACACCTGAGTTGAGGAGTCGCCAAGTGGCCTGAGGGAGGCCGGTGCGGACGGTCGTTTTGTGACCGGTCGGTAGGTTGCCTTCGACGACTAACATGTCATCGAGGATCTCGTTGGTTTGGGACAGAAGCTCGATGATGGATGCAACGCGATACCCATCATCCATGCGCTTCGCCCAGTCCGCGTACGTGAGTGCGGTCGAGCCAATTGTAGCCATGGATTATAGTCTCCGTGAAGGGGTTGAGGTTATGGTGGCGGGTATCCGTTCCCATCTGAGCATTGCTGTTCTACCTCTCTGAGGCTGGGTTAGGATGAGGGTAAGGTCGGGTACATCGCCTGAGCCGCGCTCGGACGTTCTACTCGGCCTGATTGGGTCTGTCCGTGAGGAGAGGGGTTCGCCCCACGGACAGGGGTCCCTTCGACAACGCTCTGTGAGAGCTTGTAGAAGGCTTTGATGAATGCAGGGTGGTCGCCTGCGCCAGTGAGGTTCATTGCCTCGCGGAAGTTGGCGACGAGGGTCTGGTCGCCTAGGGTGTCGAGTGCGCGACCGATTGTTTCCTTGACCTGAGGGAGCTTGGGCCCTAGCTCAGGGTCGGCCTTGACCTGGCCCTGCCATTCCTCGCGCATTGCGTCGTAGGCGGCGTATGGGGCCTCAGCTGCGTCCTTCTGGAGCTTGGCTTGGAAGTCGACCAGCTTCTGGGCTTGCTCGTTGGTGAGCTTCATTTCCTTGAACAGGGTTGAAGCTTCGCCGACGATGGCCTCATTGAGATCGTAGCCTTCGGGGGCTTTGAGATCGTACTTCTCAGGGACCTCAGTGGGCTTTGGTGCCGGTGCCGGAGTAGTCGACGAGGGGGCTGGTTCCGTCGTAGTCGTCGCCGAAGTATCCGTCTGGAGGCTCGGATCCGACGGCTGGTTCCCCGCTTGGTCCAAAAGGGTCCCTGTCGGCGATCGCGCTTCGGGTGTGTTCGGCAGCGGTGCTTCGGGCATTTTGTTCTTCCATCATGATGACGTATTGTTGGGGACAGTGGAGCATTATGTCTGCGAGGAGGGCTAGGCCGATGTTGCGTTCGCCTTTGCGGTAGGCTTCGAGTAGGGCTTCGTTGGTGAATGGGTCTGCGAAGATGTGACAGAACTCGAGTTTGGAATGCATCCATGCGCGACCGGTGATGGTGGACATTAGGCCTCGGATCACTTCGGCGTCGTTGACAGCGAGGCGCGCAGCGATCTTCTCTTGGGCCCGAACGTCCTTGCGGCTGGCTGCGTTGGGGTTCATGGAGCGACTCCGCCCATGGCTTGAAGGGCATTGATGCCGGAACCGGTCTGGGTCTCAGATAGGGTCTTAGCGCCCTCGGCCATTTGGGTCGCCATCTCCATTTGCTGCTGGGCTTGCTGAGCCTTCTGGCGTTCGGCACGGATCTGGGCCAAGGCCTCAGGGGAGCGGATCATCTTGGGATCGTTGTTGAGGAGGTAGGAGTATTTGTCGAGGGCGTAGTCGATGTCGATGTTGTCCATGACGGCCGGATCGATACCGGCAATGTTGCCTGCAAGACCAAGTACTCGCTCAATGCCTGCGGATGAAGCGGCTTGTTGGGCTTGTTGGAGCATTGATACGAACTCAATGTCCACGTTCTTCCCTGCGATCTCTTCAGGAGGTGGCGGGAAGATGTTCGCTCGTGCGGCCATTGAAAAGACACGATTAATGATGGGTTTGAGTGCTTCGTTATCAATTCGCTCCAACGCGGGCCCGAGCATGACGAGGGACTCAGATTTACGCATATCCCATTCGACAGCAGTAACGTTACTGCGAGTTTCGTATTGGCTGGCGGTTTGGAGAACGTCGTTGAAGAAGGTTTTCTTAACTCGTTCCTTACACTCATTGAGATCCTCGGTTATTTCGTTGACCGGGAACTTGGTGTCGTAGACGGAGCTGAAACCGGGCTTCCCGCTTGCGGCGTACCCGCTGACGTAGGTAATACCACCGGGGAGGAGCGAGGCAGGTTGGTTTTTGAGTTGGACGTCGGCAACGAGCGGTGGGTTGACCATTTTGTCGATGGCTTGGGCTTTGCGACGTGTTTCGAGTTGAATTTGCTTTTGATCGGGGAGTGCGTCCATGCCGGGGCTGCGGCCATAGGCATCGTTAGACACAAGATCCCAACGAGCGCAAATGTTCGGCTGTTCATAGTAGCCTGCTCTCTTTAGGAAGGTTGCTGGGGATTGGGTGCCACCTTGAGGCGCAGTTGTGCCACCCCATTCCCAATAACACTCACGGTAGGCAAACTTCTCGCTGAAACCAAACTCTCTAGCACGCCCATCATTATTAGGTTCGATAGCGTGAGCCACCACAAGTTCTCGAGTGAGGTTAGCGCCTGAGGCGTCGTTGTAGAGTTGTCGGATTGCGTCTGAGACATTGTCGACTCCGAACTCGTCCACTAGGGCCGACACGGTCATCGTGAACTCACGATAGAAGATGCAAGGGCGGTATTTGCCATCGATGTCGATGTAGTATTCCCCGGCGCAAGGGTTGTAGCAGTTGATTACGTTATCGTAGTCATCGTAGATCAGCATTGTGCCGGTCCCGAAGATTACGAGGTCGTAATAGAACACCGCGATGGAATTGTAGAAGTTCGACTCAGCGAAGATGAGATACATAAGTCGCTCGCACTCGGCAAGCCACAACGACACCGGAGAAGTCTGTGTAGAGTCCAGTCTCCCAATCTTCAACTTGAACCAAGGTCGCGTGGGAGAGGACTTCCCACTCACAAGGCCGCTCGCTAGATTGCGGGCTGCAATTACACCAGTTGAGTCGAGGATGTGTTGATTGACGGGCGAGCCGCGCGCCATCTGGTTGGGGGTAATGATCCATTTGTACCTCCGTGGGAGGAAGTAGTCGGCAAGTTCGCGCCAGTGCGTCCACCATGAGTAGCGATTGACACGGAGGCCCATCATACGGCCATCGACGTATCGCCGGAGCTTGAGATCTGCCTCGGTGGGTTTTCTCATTTGCGTTTGCGATCGGTTGTGTCGAAATCGACAGCTTTGCCAGAGTCGTCGTAGATAGTTTCGTCTGGGGCCTTGCGCTTGGCCTTGTAGAGTTGCTCTGGGGTTATCTCCTTACCAGACTTGGATCCAGTCGGTGGGAGGAAGGCGTTGTCGTCCATTGCGC